AATCACGCCCTGGGCAAAACTTTTTTATCCAAACAGCCGCTGAAGGTAGTGACGCCCAAGGCTTAACCGAAGCAAATCATAAATCTTCAGACATTATAGGGTTAGGAAATGGATTCTTATCAGACTATTCTGTAGAAGGTTCCGTTGGGGCCTTGCCAACAGCATCTGTCACAATTGAAGGTTTTAACCTTGTTGGTTCTACTGGTACTATTGATGTCGCCACTCCAGGGATTGATCTGGAAGCTGGTACAGCTATTGCTAACATTGAGTTCGCCTTACCAAAAGCAACTGGTGATAATGATGGTGATGCTGGCGAAAACTTCAGTACCTCTGATATCTCAGCTCTTCGTCCTGGAGATATTAAAATATCATACAAACCAGCAGGATCGAGCGACTGGACTTACCCAAGCTTAATTACTGACGTTGGAGCAGGTTCGGTTGAAGACGCAGCTGCTGGATTAAATATTCAAAGCTTTAATCTCTCCTTGCCATTATCAAGATCACCAATTGATCGTTTAGGTAGCAGATTCTCGTTTGCTCGTGTGGTAGATTTTCCTGTTACAGCGACCTTAAGTATCAACGCTTTAGTTGGCGACCTCCAAACAGGCAACTTGGTAAATCTCATAGATGATGCAACAGAAAGAGATATTCGCGTCATTATGAAAAAACCTGGAACTACCACTAACGCCATGATCTTTGATTTTAAAGGCGCAAGACTAGACAGTGAAAGCTTTAGTTCTGATATCGGATCTAACAAAAGTGTTGATTTATCTTACTCTGCACAAATTGGTGGTCCAGAAGATAATACGCACGGAGTATTTATTTCTGGTATTTTTAATGATGGTACTGAAAAGAACCGTATCAATACCCCATCAGATTACAATCTGTAAGCAATAATTACATAAATTATTTAATTGCACCACAAACTTCGGTTTGTGGTGTAATTGTTTATAGGTATAAGGATGTCTTTAAGCAAAATATCATACGAGTCTCTCGGACTATTTATTAGCAGCGGAATATCTGGTTCGTATTCTGGAGACCAAGGCTTTTCCTTAATAAACACAATACAAGATGCATCTTTTGATTTCTCTATCAATCGTCAAAACATTAAACAAATCGCCACATCCCCAGGAGACAGTTTTGTTGCTCGACAAGTTTTAAATGCACCAGATGTTAATGTTAATTTCTCGTACCTTTCAAACACTGGTTTTTTAAATGAAAAGAAACTTGGTTTTTACATAGGAGACGACAATTCAATATTTAAAAATTACTCACCTCAATCATCTGATGATAAAAATATTGCTTTTGTTGTAGCTAACGAAGACAATAATACTGAGTTATTTTATTCCTCAAACTATACTGGGTATGATGTCCTTGGTGTTGGCAATGCTTATTTAACCAACTATTCTATTGAAGCGTCCGTGCGAAGCCTAACAACCGTTTCTACAACATATACAGCCTCAAATGTAGAATATAGTAAATACAACGAAGATACAAAATTACCCGCTGTTAATTTAATTAGCGGTAACCAAGAAAACAGGAACCAACTAACAATTACCGATACGGGATCAAATGATATTACTTATTTTAGATCAAACGAAATATCACTAGAGTTGGAAAATACTGATTTCGGCGCAGAATTTAGTGGTGGACATATACAGAGTTTTAGAATTGATCTACCTATAGAAAGAAATGATCTGTACGGATTTGGCTCAAATTATGTCAGAAATAGAAAAATCAAATTCCCAATTATGGCTTCTGCAAATGTTTCTTTGGTCGCGCACGAATTTAATACTGGCAATTTATTTAATATCTTTAATCAAGATTCAGAGTATAATTTCAATATCAGCATATTTGATGACGCATCTATGACAACAAAATATAAAATATCCTCGGCCAAAATGACTAGTCAAAATTTTAGTTCTAGTATTGGAGGCTTTAGTAATGTTGATATAAATTTCGAATTCCCAGTTAATCGCAGTGAAGGTTTGCGCTTTACATTGTCTTAATATTAAAAATGAATAAACAAGGCTCAGTATCCAATTATGATCAGTCCATTATTGTTAATGGGTATAGGTTATCTGGCGTTCAAGACATTAATGGTTCATATAATATACAAAAAACACCAATTAATATTCTGGGAGCTGGACATGTAACGTCTTTATTAAATTCACCAGTCGAAGGTAACTTTAGTTTTTCCAGAAATATGATATCAGAAGATCCTTTACTAAATTTAACTGGTGATAGTGAATTTTCTGGCGTGATAGAATATCTTGGGAACAGCTTTGGTTTTTCTGGTGGATATTTAACAAGCTATAGCGTATCTTGCGGAATAGGCGAAATACCAACAGTAAATACAGATATATCTGTATTTGGTGATATTGGTAGCGGCATATCTCATACTCAAACAGGAACTCATCCAGCTATATATATTCCGAATCAAGGATCTATTTCAATTAATTGTGATGGATCAGAATCTAATCGCGTAACAAATTTTGAATACAGCATTAATATGCGCAGAAATCCAATTTATACAGTTGGATCAATTTACCCAGCTGAAGTTTGTTTAATTAAACCCTTAGAAATAACAGCTAATTTTACCTTAAGTATTGATGATTACGATTCAAAAAGAGTACTAGATGCTATTTTGTCACCAGAAACATCAAATATACAAGTTCAAATAAAGTCCGCTGACCTATCGCAGACAATAGCCACCTACAATTTAAACAACGCCTCCTTGTTATCTGAATCAATTTCCTCAAATACAGAGGACGAAACATCTGTCAATTTGTCATACCAAGGGTATGTAAACTAATTTCATTAAGCTTCCGCATCATTACCCGCAACCTGCAATGGGCCAACGGCATTAAATTGGTAGGTTTTATAAGTTTGGACTAATTTATCTATTCTTTCTTGACTTGACTTTACTAGATTATAATAAGTTTTGGCAGATTCGTTTCTATTGTTTCTAGTAATCATTGAATCCTGGTCTCTAATCGAAATAAAATCAGAAGAAGAAGCAATACCTTTTAATACGTTCCTAGATTGCTTTTTATACCAATGAACCATATATAGTTCATAAAATATCGCCTCTTGTTCTGTTGATATTCCAGTGCTAGATGTGCTTAACGAGGAGTCGAGTAAAATATTCAACTGGCCAACATTGGATTCTAGCCAACCCGATATATAATCAGTTTGGGTCCTTCTGTGAATTTCGTCAGTTTGGTCTTCGACGAATTCACCATCCCAAATTTTATACGCTAGTTCTCCAAATATATTTGCCATTAAAAACCTTTTTTCATTAACTCTATGAGCTTTTTACCCTGTTCGCTCTCGGGGTCTACCATTGGTTTTGTAACCATAACTGAATTTCCTTTTCCTCCGTAAGAGCGAGCTTTAAATTCTTTTAAAAGCTTATTTTTTAGCATAGACCTATTTCCAGAAGGCAATAAACCAGCTTTTACGGCCAATCTTTGCATATCTGTTAAATTCATTGAAGCTAAATTTTCTTGAAATATCTCAAGATCGTTTGTTTTGAATGGATTAATTTGATGTACTCCCATTATTTTTTCTAAATTCCTGATTTCCTCTAAATCAGTTTTACCGTCAGCTACCTGCATCTCTTCAAGAACTTCTTTATTAGATTTTGTTTTTTTTCTTGGCATAATAAATTTCCTTACTCTTGTTTACACTTATAATACGCTATATAAACAAAAAAATCCATCATTTCTGATGGATTTTTTTGAAAATAAATGAAGTTCTAAAATTAGACTTCGATACCTAAGAGGCCCCTATCGTCAACAACCATGCGACCTTCTTCTACCATTCCGTAGTAGCCGATCTTTTGCTGCCTGACCGAATATTGGTCGTCAGCAACGAGGTTAAATTGACCACCGCTTTCTGCGTCAACAGCTACGGCACGGAGCATTGCGTCACGATTCCTATCAATTGCGATAACGATATCAGTTTCGCTTCCAGCGAGCCCGCCAGCTGCATTAAAAATTGTGGTATAAGTGCCGTTAGCGCCAAGCTCATTGATTTCCATGATATTCATGCCATAAAACTGAGGCAGTCCACCAGCATTAAATAATGCTTCGCGTAAGGAATCTGGCGCAGCTAAAGCTGTAGATTCGTTTGTGTCAGGCACTGCAGTTGTATTAACTGGGTTATAAGACATTGACCTTATGCTTTCTGTAATTTCAGGAGAAACAATCAGATCGGTAATACCTCTCGTGCGATCAGGGGTGCCACCAGACCAAGAAGAGTTAATCCTCTTCGAGCGGGTCATAAGCCTGTTCAAGTCATCCAAGGAAAGCGTTCCAGTTGTCGTAGCTCGTATTACGTGCTCGGTATTTGCGCCACTTAAATAACCGACATCAGCCAATGTACCAAGAATTAAGTTCGCAGAGGTTTTTTCTTGCTTAAGAAGGACTTCTTGAGCGACTCTAGTGAAAGTTTTGCTAATAACATCAAGACGAGATTTAGCAGCGTATTTTCTATCGAAATCAACTGCAGTATCTAAACGATAAGTAGCAAATTTCAATTCAGAGTGAGTTGGCATGATTGTATTACTTGGCAAGCCACCAGCTACAGTTTGAGACCAAACCTTGATGTAGTCACCATCAGTAATATCATGATACAGATCCAAAGGAATACTTGGATTGTCATCTGCATCAAACTCTACGGTTGTAAATAAGTTACTAAGGGTAGGAGCGTTATTTACCACATCAGCCAAAACTGGCCCGATAAATTCAGCTAATGCCATTTGAGCTTCATAAGCTACCTCACGATTCTTGGAGGCCATAGCTCTCACAAGTTCGAGTTGTTCTTGTGTTCTTTTTAATGTAATTTTCATTTTTTTTATTAAATTTTTGAGTGTTAATGTTCTAAATTAATTATGCGTCTAATTTAATCATGTAGTAATTACCAGCATAACCATCGTCAGATGCACGAGAACCTGTTCCTAAAACAACGCCAATTACGGGGTCATCAGAAGCGCCACTAGCTATTGGGCCAATTTTGCCAACATCAGACTTGGAAATTTTAAACTGATCTCCAACGCCTATTGTTCCGTCAACTGCGTCAGCGGTGATTGTGAAAACACCTTTTGTTGCGATAGGCACTGCTTCGCCAGAACCAACAGCTTGCATTTCTGCTTTTTTAGTTGGGTTGTAAAGAAGCTTTTCGCCATTTTCGTCACGATTAAGTGTTTGATTTAATGTAATACCAACGCATGGGCTACCAGTAGTAGCAGCAGCAACCTTCAAAGGTACTGTTGGTAAATAATTTCTGCCAACTGGAGAAGCGTGTTGGTAGCCAACTAATGAATTATTGAGATACTCAATTGGGTCAGAATCAAGGTCTCCAACGGAAACCTTAACGAAGACTCCGTTATCATTATCTCCATTTGTGTTTGGGTCATCAAGACCAGCGGAGGTAGTAGATAACGCGAATAAATTTATAACGTTTTTTTCGCTATATTGTTTGTATGGTAGTAGTCTAAGTGCCATGGTTATTAGTATTTAATTGTTAAATTTTCTCTTTTGAAAGCTTCTTGAAATTTTTCACGGAAAGTTGGCTCTTCTTGAGCGCTCTCAATGTTATTATTGCTAATTTTTTCTTCAGCTTCTGTTTTTTCGAGGATCTCCTCGATAACATCAACAGATGCGACAGCAACTTTATCTTCTGATAAAGTTTCAGAATTTTTGTTTTGGATTTCAGAAAGTCTTTTTTGAACCTCTTCTTCGATTTTCTCACTCATTGCAGCTTCTAGTTTTGCGATGTGAGCTTTGTTTTTATGCTTCCAAACTACAGCGAGTTTTTCTTGATAAGCGTCAAAAGATTCATCTGTAGAATCTAAGCTCTGGATTTCGCTTGCGAGAATTTGAGAGTCTTCATCAGATAAATCATATTCTTCATTGATCTTATCCATGCGAGCATTATAAAGCTCTTTAGACAATCGCTCAGTATTCGCAGCTTCCAAACCTTCCAGTTGCTCTTTAGTTGAAGCAAGCTGCTCTTGAAGCTCTTTAACTGTAGACTCTAATTCAGACTGAGCCTGAACCAACTGCTCTTTTTCAGTTTCTGCAGCGGCGAGTTGCTCTTTGTATTGTTCATTTTTTTCACGAATTGCTTCGCTCACAACGTTTCCTATGCTTGCAACAGCTTCTTGAGGAGAAAAATCATTCTTCTCTACCTCTTGTGTTAAAAGCGATTCAAGCTTATCGATAAGTTTTTCGGTTTCCATAATTTTTAAATCCTTAATTGGTTTTACAGTGTTTTTGGTTGAATGTGAATTTATTTTTTTTACTTTTTGTAAAAAAGTTTCATTATTTATTTCTATTCTTTCAGAAGCTTCTCTTCTTTTTTCTTTGAATTTTATATCTTTTTGATCGACGGAATCAGTAATTACACCCTTAACATCAGCAGCTGGATTTGCTGTAAACCCTATACCTAAAGGATATATATTACCAGTAACTAATCTATAAATTTTTGTGCCATCATCCATTTGACCTGGACCGTCCATGGATTTTAAATAAACCTTTAATTCATTTATTTGTTTTTTGTCCGTAATTATTTCAGCCTCATTTAAATTATCGCTACCTAAAGCAAGAACATAATCATTAAATCCTATTTCCCAACTCGCAGATACCGATTGGTAATAATCACTATCTTTATCATTTGACATTTCAACCATATCTGCAAACGCTGGATTAACTGTTCTATAAATAACAGCCCCTAAAGAAATGTTAAATGGGTCAACCATTCCAGAAACGTCTTCTAAAACCTCGTTTGAACCATAACGAGAAAATCCAGCAGAAACGATATGACCAACAACTTTATTTTTAATGTGTTCGATATTAGTTGGTTTGTGAATAAAATACTTATTGACAGCCGCTGCTGTCGCGGCATCTATACCGTCGTCGTTTTTATTGAATTTATTAACGACTGCCGCATTAAATGCTACCGCCATTAAATCTATATTTTTTTCTAAATCTATAGATGATGGTATTAAGGGTTTTAGCGGCTCAAGTGATGCGCGACTAATATTCAAATCACCGCTCTCTATATCAGAAGAGGCAATAATTGATTCTTCGAATTTGGCTGTATATTTATAAGACATATTAATACATGCAACCTACGCCTGGAACACATGGTGCATAAGCAGTTTTATACTCTTTATCATATGCTATTGCACAGGCCATATACGCCCTGTCTTCATCCAAACCTTCTGTATCAACAGAATCTTTTGCGTGAGACATGCAATTTGCGATATACTTTTGATGTTGCTCTTTTTCAGATGCAGGGACCTTCATGTAACCAGCTTCACTTTCCTTTTCCTCTTCCATCATCATACCACAATGACTGGCTGTTAATTTTTTCATTAAAGCTTCGTGAGACTCCCCAGGCATAAAAACACTATCTTCGCCCATCTTGTGAGTATGTATTTTATCAAAACCCATTTTCTTCGCCATTTTCATAGCCTCACCAGGGTTATCAAATTGGTACTTCGATATATCCTCGGCGGAAGTAATCTCAATTTCTACAGTTTGGCCCTTTTGAACTAAATTAGTTTTTAAATTTTTCATATTTTATCATAAGTAAATACACATAAAAAAAATTTTTTACCAAAATCATGGCGCATTTTGAGATTCATGATAAAGTATCGCAGCTGGATAAACTTCCAAGCTATGTTTTTCGCACAAGTCATGTATTTCAGTCTTAACATCTAATTTTTCTATTTTAGATATATCATTTAAGCAAGCTTCCATTGTTGATTGCCATTCATTTTGGTCAGTAGAAACTACTATAGATTTCGCTAATTCAGAAACCATTTCTTTTTGTTGCTTACTTAATCTCTTTTTATTAAATACTTTTCTCGCAGAAGATAATGACTCTTTATTAAATTGTTCAATTTCATAAACAATTGATTGAATGCCCTCTCTAGAATGCATATTAGAAGCTTCTTGCGGTACGCCAGTTGTACCTGTTGGCCGACCAACCTCTGGAGGCGGTCCTGAAGTTTTAGTTTTAACCCCTGGGCCTTCATCTTCTTCTATCATAGGAACACCCCCTACAATTGGATTAAAGTAGCCCTTTTTACGCTGCTCAACATATTTTTCTTGAGCATCTTCTAATTGAGACGGTTCTGGGTATACTCCAGTTTTAATCGCCTTGATGCCCTCCTCTGGAGGTAATATACCAAGCTCAATAAGCCTTGTAACGACTCTCTGAAATTGAACCTCATCTTTTAATTCTATATCCTCAAATTTAGCAATTGGATATTTTCTGAAGCCCATATTTTGACAAACCATTTTGATTTGGGGCTGAAGAAAATCATTTAAAAATGCATTCCTTGCCTCCTTTAATCTTTCCAAAAATATTTGAGCTTTTACTTGGGTATTTGCAAATTTTTCATTTCCAACAATGATGTTCTGCAAACCCTCCCTAATATCCTCATTAACAATTTGGTATTTTTCTGGCCCTATTACTTTTCTTAAATCAGGAATTACGAACTCTGCTTTTGTGGTATAATCAGATACTAAAACCCTGCCAACGCTTTCATTTTGAAATAATGACTGCATGGCATTTAAATTACTTGAGCTAACACCGCCTTTATCTGGATCTGTACCCATTGTGATTAATAAAATCACATTTTGAATAGTTCTACTAATTGCTTGGTCAATTTTTTTAAGCTCTATCTTCCAATTAATATCATCAAGAACTGGATACCCAAAAGGTATAGCAAATGGCTCGTAATCCTGCTTTTTATAAAATGAATAAATTAATTTCTTTGGGTCCAGGGTCATATAAGCGCCATCATTACTCCATTGATTAGATGATATTTTATCTCTAAGTTCTGGCTCTAACGATTTTAAAATTTCTTTATCGTAATCCGTTTTTGGGAATTTTAACCTCTCCAAATCGTAAGCAGATAAAACTTTTTTATAAATACCCTGATCAAAAGATGAGCTCGATTCAATAGTAATATCATAAGGGTTAAGCATGATATATTTAACAGGTATTTTACCTGGAGCTAAGGACCCAGATCCATAAACCTGAATCAGTTTATTAAAATCTTCTGCGCTGAATTTGCCATCTACTCGATAAAGAAATATATTCCCAGATCGATAGTATTCCCTGAAATATTGATCTTTTAAATTCCAGATTTTAATTTTGTCGAACCATTTATTTATAAAATCTTTTGATTTAGAATTGCCGCCCTCAAGGTATACATCTGAATTCGACAGCTCACTCATAATGTCAATAGCGTTCCTAAATATTGGAACATTTGCGTAAGCTTTTTGACAAAGCTCAATTGTATCTCTGACATTCACGCCCTGAGAGGATGTCTCGTAAGGTAGTAAGCCACTGTCAATATTTGTAAATTTATTTAATTTCGCTTTGCGATGTATCGAATTACTTCTGCGGGTTGTAGTAGTCGCGGAAGCTTTTGATTCAAATTTATAAAATGATTCACCATCAAACCTTGGTTCCCAATTATGCTCTTGTTGACCTAAGTTGCTAACAATTTTTTCTATTGGCTCATCTTTGTTGAATTTTTTCCAGTAATCTGAACGTTTAGTATATTTTCTCTTTGACATTGTAATATTGTACACTTTAAAAGTTAAAAAGTTAACTTTTAGACTTTATTTTTTTATGTTATGAACATTGGGACAAAAGTATTTTGAACCTTAATCGACTCTACGTTCATCATGTCATAATATGATTTTACCATCCATGCTCCAAGTACAAAAGCCGAATAACTATCTTTCCTGGCTTTATCTGGGCCACCTTGTCTTTTTAGGGATTGAGGCAAATCAAATGTTTGAGTTCCTTGTGGCGAAACCTTGATATTAATCAAAGCGCATTCTGTCTTCGTGAGATTAATCATATCATATTGATGTTCAATGAAATCAATCATTTTAGCGTCCTTACCCTGATTATTTTCAGAGTCCTTATTTCTTAAAAACTTTAATTTGTCAATCGGTATTCTTTTTGACCTTTGATCGTGGTAATCTTCATTTACTGCCCTAGAGGCGAACCATATTTTCTTTTTATCAAAACATGCTTGTAAATGTTCGTTAGCCCTACTGATCCATCCGCTGGTAGGCTTTCGAAGCACACAGATTCTTTTTTCACTAAGATTATATTCGTTCTTTGCGGCCCTTAATACTTTTTGATAATTTTCAGTATCATCAAGCTCAACATCAATTGTTTTTATTTCGATTTTAGAGGATTTAAATAATTCACTTTCATTAGCTGCGCTAATAAATTGCACGCCACCATTGTAGTCGCCGCATATCCCAACAACATTAAAATGAGTCAAAATATAATGAAAATAAAAGATATGATCTTTCATCCTTGCTCCAGATAAAGCGTAACTATGCACAAGAGTGCCTTGTTTTGCATTATCATTAATTTTAAAAACCTGCATAGCGAAATCGTCACTGCTTTCACTTTCTGCCCAAGACGGGTCAAAAGATAAAATATACTTACCATCTGGGTCACCACATACTTGTATTGATTGGCCCTCTCCATCTTCAATCGTACATGCAGCCATTTTTGATGTCTTGAAATACCCAGAGCTATCATCTGTAAATATCGCGCCAAACTCTCTATCAAATTGACTTTGACTCATTGAGGCTTTTGCTTGGTCAATCAAATTTTTATCATACAATTGTTTTGGCGCACAGTCATAACTAAACTGCATAACAACCCGATGCGCCTCCACATTTTTTTCGTGGCCATCTCCAAGTATTAAATTATCAAATTTTTCATAAAGTTTATAAAGGTATTCGAATTTATAAGACGCAGAAGAAAGCATTATTAATTTATTGTTTGGCCATCTATATCTTTCGCTTTCTTGCATTTTACCTTGAGATATCATCTCTGTTTCAAGATTATAAATGTCTTCTCGTTCAGTAGGATTTTCTACAACAGACAAGAATGGGACAATAACTTCGTTATAAATTCTTTCTGGCATTAGCAACATCTCATCAATAATAATCCTATGAAATCTAAAACCACGAAGTTTTTCGCCATCCCCTAGCGGCAATGCATGTATTTGGCTTTCGCCTATCTCCATAGTCCATTGGTCATTACTTTTACTTTTTCGGGTAATGCACTGGCCAAGCATTTGAGCCTCTGGCTTATTTGCAATATCTTCGATTTTTTTAAAAATCATTTTGGCCTGACGAAAAGATTTACTAATTATGCCAGTCTGAACACCTTGATTAAGAATAGCGTCCAAAAAAGCAAAGATACCAGTAGTGAATGATTTGGACATACCGCGAGAATTATGATGCACGATTCCATTGCCAATATAATTCTCTTCGTTCTCAACGGTAATATCTACAGAAATTGTTTTGCACTCTCGTATCTCCTTAACCTTAGAGAACACGACCCGCTCCTGTTGGATTTCGTCAATTAAATCCCGCGTACTTGAGTCAATACCAACCAAGTCCTTAAATCTATTCTGAGAGAAATTTTCACCCCATGATCCGCGTACCCCAGTAATACTCTTGAAAGAGCCTTGCTCCTTAAGCATTTTACCCAATCCTGGAACCAAGCTGTTTTGGTAATTTCTTTTTTTAGATCTCTGTATGATTGTATTTAAATTATCTTTTTTATGCCTTACGATAAAATCAACTTCATTTTGGAATTTCAGCAATGAATGGTAATCATTACTGATTACCAAGTCATAATAAGGCGTCCCATTATGCTCTCCGCTTTTCCTTAAGTTAGATTCAATGCCTATATTATTCAATAACATTTTTACCTGCCTCAACATTTCAAGCGATGTATTCTTTAACCCAACCTTACTAGAAGATTTTAAGTAGGATGCGTACCCATCCGCATCAAACAAACCGCCTATAAGAGCACATAATTCAACTCCTGAAGCTTGCAAAAGTTCATCTGGAATAATTTTGTTTTTACTTTTTAGTGATTTATCCCAACCAAAACCTTCCAAAAATGACACTAGCTTTCGGTTAAATATGGAATATTCATAAAAATTTAAATTCCCACTCTTTTGTCTAGAGTAAGATTTAAAACTGTTTGTTTTAATAAAATTCAAAATAACATCCTGCACCTCTGAATTCTCAGAACAGTAATGTATGCCGTTTTTGTCAACATAGCCATCCCCAAGAACATAACCAAGTAGATAAAACAAATAAGGAGATCTTTTGATGCTTGACTCTTTTGTGATATCATTGTCGCCCCACACGTTAGTCCCAAGTTTAATAGGTATATGATCTTCTGTTGTAATATCTTTTATATTTTTAAACTCAAACTTTCCTTTAGTATCATAAACTAAAGTCTTATGACCGATTTTTGCCTTAAATGAGTCTCCAGACTGGGTTGATATAAATAAACCATCTTCTTCCTTATTAACCCATTTGTCTGAAACAAGGTTAAGCTTTTTTCTCGATCTGACCTTTTCACCGATCTTAATGTTTTTGATTTTTTTAAACCCAGACTCGGAAAGAACATATTCGTTTTGATCCAAACACCAAATCCCCAAGAAGTAATCCGACTCCAACATCGACTTAATTGCCATATGTTGAAAAGGGAACAGTTTTACCCCAGACAATAAATCAACCGCAAAAGTGCTATTACCTCTTAAAAATTTATATAAAAGAAGTTTAGCTTCTCTTTCGTCCAGAAAACCTTCTTTATTCAGAATAAGTTCATTAATTTTTGACGAGTAGTTTGCTCTCTGGGCTTGATTACCTGTATCCCAGCTCATTTTTGTGAACCTCCACAATTCTCCCTCTGTATATCAGATTCACTTAACTCAACCCAATATATCTCATAAGCAACTGTATCTTCAAGAGCCTCAAACATATGATATTCATTTGGTGGAACTGTAGTCATCTGAAGATCAGTGACCATAGTCTCATCAACTAAATCGTAATCGTTTTTCCAACAAGTTATTTTTAGCTTGCCCTTTTCAACAAAAAAAGCGTTAAATTTATATTGGTGTTTGTGTTTTGAGCAGAAGCCGCCTTTTTTAGTTTCGATCCTATGTATTTCTACATTATTTTTGCAAAACAAAGATTGTGTTTCGCCCCAAACTTTTCCTTGAATATTGTTCATGTTTAACCTTTTTCGTGTTTATCTATATAGTATTGTAAATCTACATTCCACAGTTTTTTACCATTAAATAATAATTTTGGAATTAATTTTTCTGAATTTTGCCTGTTACCCGTAAATATAAACTGGCAATTTTTACTAAATTCATGCTGTATCGCCCGCATATTATGAAAAATATAATTAAGATTTGCCTTGTGCGCCGAGTATCTGTTATTCTTTTGAATTTTATCAATCGACGATTCTGTTACCACGTAAAGAAAGCTGTCAAATTTTTTAGCTCTTTCCAATTCTGACCTAAATCGATGAAGATTATTACTTGATAAAGTTGATTTAAAATCGGTCTCACTTTTCCTATCGACATACGTATAAGAATAATACTCACCAGATGTAGTATAATCTCCGAAATCTAATTTCATTAATGAGGAATTTTTAAAAGTCAAAGGCTCTTGCTCTCTAGTGTCAATAAATATTGTTAAATCATCAGGCACATGGCTATTGAAAAATTTTTGGTTTATAGACTTGTTAAACATTGGCGGAACGCCTACCTGTTTACAAACCTCAGAATAGCTACCAAATATTTTTTGACATAAATCAATACTCGGCAAATTTAAAGATTGTAACTCCAGATGAAATGGAGCGAATTTCAACTCCTTCTCTTTTACCCTGCTTGAGATTTTTTTTATTATATAAGCTGCAACAGTTTGCTTGTCCTCTTGCTTGCACCATTCAATAAATTCATTCCTATTGCAAAAATCAGTGTTAAAATAATCTTTTTTGTTCTTGAAAGGGATAGGCGTCCGATGCAATAAACTCTGCCTGGGATAATATGTTGTATAATATTCAGCCATTGTAATTCCATGGCTTTTAAAGTGCTTATGTAATCCAGATTCAGATTTGAAAGTTTGGCCGCATATTTTACACTCGTTCATAAAATATCATCCCTTCCTATCCCTAAAACCCTTGCTTTCCAAGAAGCCATATTCTCCATTCTTTCAGCCTCTTCATCTACGGTTTTCTTTTGCATTTCTGCTATCAACACCATTCTCTTACGCTCTTCCTCGTCTTGAAATAACCTAACCAAAGATAATATAGAGGCATTATCTTTTCTCCGCGAATCAATTCTCTTAGCCCTATCACCATTTAATTTTTGAATTAAAGATTCCATTCTTTTTTCGCACTGATTATATTCTTCGCTTTTTGTTTTTAATAATTCAGCAAGCCTAACAGTCATATCTTGCTGTTCATCAGCTTCATTAAACATTCGATTTAATTTTTCTATATGACCAGAAATGTTTTTCAGATTAATATAATCCACACAAACATTAATATATAAATTGATTTCGTCAGCGGTTAAATCTGGCTTGTCCCATGTAGCTCTAATAAATTCGGCTTCAAATAATTCTCTATCCCCTTCGTTATTATAACTATTGATTGTTTGCAAGAAACGGGGTGAGGACAAAAAGTTTTTTAAGGTTTCAATACATTTTTTTTCATGAACAGGCAGCTTATTTAATTCAAGAGATTCGTTTGCAAATTTATTTATCCTATTCAAAGATTCCAATAAGTTTCTTGGCGACTCGTATCTTTTCCCCAGCGCTGACTCTGAATCATGGACCTGTTCTGGAGCGCGTTTTCTGATATATTCTGCAGCTACCAAGGTCTCTTTACTAAGAGGCGTTATTCTTTTATCTGGGAACATTAAACAAGCTACTTCGTATGCAGACATGCCATCTTCGGCAGAGTTTAAAATAAATTCTTTTTGCTCCTTACTTAAGGTTATATTCTTAACTTTTTCGCGCTTAGTCGTTTTAAACTTAAGCCCTTGCTCTATTAAAAACTCTCGTACAGCGCGGCCTTCTTTGCTTCGACCATCTAAAGCATCATTATTATAAACCAGTTTTGTTAATTTAATTAAATCTGGAGTTTTATCATAATTGTCTACTATAAGTTTTTTTTGTTCTTCTGATAAATTACTCATGAATAATGACGTCTTTTTTCTGTAATATAGAAATTATTTTTTCTTTAAAAGTTTTTTTAAGGTTTTTAATTTGTTTATAACCTGCTTTACGACCCTTTTCATTTGTTCTGTAGCCCATTTTAGCAGCAACCTCCTCTTCGTTCTTATTTTCAATAAATAGCATTTGATATATTTTGTAGTTTTTGGGAGATAGGCATTTCTTGAGTTCTGCGTGAACCTTCTCTAATGACAACTCTAAATCAAATTGCTTCTCGTCCTGAATAAAAGAGTCTGCTGAACAGCCTTCAATTGATATTGCCATCTGAATATCATAAGCGCTTTTTTTAGTTTTTTCCCATTTTGCATATAAGGGGCATTCGTTGCACTGTAAGCCGCTTTGCGTAAAATCACAAAGCTCATCTGAAAAATTTCCTTCTTGGTTATTACTAGATTGGGCAAATGGACAATTCAAGCACGGCCTAGAGTAATTAGAATAATTATTTCTTAGTATGTTCTTAATTTGATTACTAATTACTCTATTTAACCAAGGTTCTAATGGTCTACTCTGGTCCCATTGACCCCATTTTTTATATATATGAGCCCTTATAATTTGACAAACATCATCGAAGTCTATCCAGCTGACAGAGTTTAAAAACCATTTCCCCCTGCGCTTTTGTAACTCATGGTCGATTATGTCTTTTTTGTCTTCATATTTAAATTCTTGTTTATCCATTTTCGCGCGGTTTTTTATCCTTTAAGTCTCTACGCGCAATACCTTGGGGATTTGACCTTTGGTCAAATAATGACTCGAATTTAAAATAAGATCCTTGATTGTGTTCAATTTCGCAATCTAATCCTTGAATATCAGGGACGTAATCAACATCTGTTTCGTCCTCCATCAACTTAACACTTTTCTTTCGTGTTGAGGTCAAATTTGATCTAGAGATACTTTGATTAGATAGCGGCTCACCACAATTACCACAAAACTTTGGCGGCTTTAGTGAGTAAATATTTTTGTGTCCACATTGAGTGCAGTATTCGCTTTTCATACAAACTTATACTAAACAAGAAAACTTTAAAATTCAATTCGCTGAAATATAGCCACCAATAATAGTAGATTGATTTTGTAAAAATTTGATCTGATCTTCGGTTAGTTTTTTTATTTGGGCGACGTAATCAACACTAAAGATACCGATAGGTTTTCCTGTTAGGGTTTTAATAGGAAAAGAATAGACGCTCTTAACGCCTTGGTTTTTTAAATGTTCGCGCTCTGTGCAAGAATGAATTTTACTGACATCCTCGCATAAAAACATTTCTTCTTTTATAGTATCTTTAACTAAAATATTAAAATTTGAAATTCTTAAGTTTTGCAATTTAGTGCATTCAGAGCTTATCCCATCACGTACAACCTCATACGTGTTACTAAATTTTTGTTGAGAGCTTCCAGAGTAATAAGTTTCACCATTATGAAACTCAAAAACATGAACTCTATCACAACTTAGTCTCTCCATTGTATATTCAAGGGCAGCGTAAACATTCGCGTTTTGATCAACGTGGCTTCTTAATAATTGGCTTTTTGATTTTGTGCTTAACTTGATTTTGAAATAACTAGTTATTATTGCAGCAGATAAAGTCGCTGCTGCCCCAATAATTGCTGCTAAAATGATTTCCATTATTTTATTGTTTTTGAGGGTTATTGGTTTCCAATTTGTCAATTAACAATTGTTTGTTTGCATCTATTTTATTATGTATCATATACACATCTTGTCTTCTAGCCTCTAAGACGGTTTCTGTTTTACTCCAGTAGTAAAGAATTTCATCTTTCAACTCTTTTTTGATGCTATCAACATATTGACGTTCAGTTTTTAACTCATCTCTAAGCTCGCTTTTTGTTGAATCTATAACAGCTTTTAACTCATCATCCTTGTGTCTCTCTTCGCTTTTAAAAGTATCAAGAGATTTTCTTAAGCCAAATATTTCTGACCTAACGAATTCCATACCCTTTTCGGCGGTATCTTCGGCTTGCTTAATATCATTCATTAAAGATTTAATAACAAAAGCTACTGAACCTGTTACAAATGTACCGCAAACGCATACAGCTATAGTAGTAATAATATCAATTTCGCTCATTTTATTTCCTAACCTTACCAAAAAACGCGCCAGCTATGGCGCTAATTAAGTGGCTATCAGATGGTAAAAAAGTTATTCCAGGCAGTTCCATATATTGTACCCTGCTCACAGAATCTATAAAAAACATAAATCCAGCACTTTGCTCATTAAATGCAAAATAAACTGGGACATCAAAAAATAAAGGAGCTACAATCCTAACCCCAATGATACAAACAAAAGCTATAATTGCTAAAAGAGAAGTCGTAATGCCAAAGAGCATTTTAGGTATATGCCCTCTAACACTATGTTGGGCTTGGACTTCCATTTCGGCCATGTCTTTATCCATAGCTTTCTCCATGCGGCGATCTTCACCAGTCTGCATCCACTTATCGGCCAATGTTCGGAGAACAAAGGTGACAATAAAAGTTATAACTTCTGGAGGAAACATTTGCTTATATATATATAAATATATACACTGCAAATTTTAAATATAACTTATTCTGCTAAAAAATCGTAACCAAAATGCATATAATTACCGTCTGTCGAACTTGTGTCACCAGACGGACATTCAAGATTCCATACGATAGTATTGTTATCTGTTTCGTGCATTAGAAGGCCAGCTGATTGATTTTCCATAACAATATTGTCTGGATTGGTAATAACATGCGACTCAACTTGGATTGGTTGGCCTTCAAAAATTAATAAAATCACATTGCCACTGGTTTGTATTTGGGGCTGCAGCTCTGACGAAAAGGAATAGTCGGAGCGATCTGACTTAATGTAACCCTTAAAGGTTGAATTTATTGTGCTTCTATAATCCATAATTTATCCTACTATCGCGTTTAAACAAGAAGCGCTCGTGCCTCCAACAACACAAAATATCAAACATCCAGTATTTAAACCAAAAAATAGACATTTATTTGTGGCGCAAACCGTACCATCGTTTGCTATGGTTCGATAGGTGCACAAAACATTATATTCTGTATTTGCGTTAACAACATGAGCGCAAGATTGGCCACTTACCTTAACTATTGTGGTACTCAATAAACCGTTCGTCACACATGCTCCGCAATAACCCCCATTAAAACTCAAACACCAACTAGAATCAGGGTGACCTATATCGTCTTGTTTTAGGTAATATGCTATGCAAGAATTAGAAATTTGATCTGCATACCAATCAGATCCACTACTTTGAACCTGTGCGTAACTATTTCCAGCGCAGCTACCTACGGTTGGACTATAACCCTTTAAACACGCATAAAGGTAACCGCCCTCAAAAACTTCAAATTGGTTTGACACCCCATTAAGGCCAAATGAATTTTGTGTGGGATGGATATGATTATATAAACTTATATCCGATGTATTTACAGGTCTTTGGGTGCAGTTACTCATTACAATATATAATACACATAAAAAAACTAATTCTCAGTTTTTAACTTTTTAATAATAAATTTTAATAATTGACTACGAACAATATCTCTTTCTGAAAACTCAAAGCATTGTATGCCTCTCTGCGAAGACTCTTCGTCATTGAATATATCATACATTTGTTTGAAGCCACTTTTGCCATTAATATCGCTTTGCATCGGATCTCCGCAAATAAATACCTTAGTATCTTCGCCAGCACGGGTAATTAAAGTCGTGAGCTCTTTAAATGTAAAATTTTGAGCCTCATCAGCTATAACTATTTTATTTATCCAGTTTGCTCCGCGAATATAATTTATTGGCATCGCTTGTATTCTTAGTTTTTCTATTAATTCGTTTTTTAAAGAAAACGATATCATTTCTTCTAATTTATCTGCCAGCGGAGCCATATAAGGGTTAAATTTTTCATTTACATCTCCAGGTAAAGCGCCAAGACCTTTTTCAGCGCTTTCAATAACAGTCCTGACGTATAGTAAATCAAGGTTATCATTTTGCTCCATTAATGTAAGCGCGGTATACACAGACAAATATGTCTTACTACTACCAGCGGGCCCACTAATAAAAACAATCTTATTGTTTGTATCTAGGGCTTGTGAAATTAACTCTCTTTGTTTTTGCGAAAAATTAAACTTTTTTGATGAAAATTTAATTGGTCTTGGTTTAGTCAATGGGGTTAATGCGTCTTTTAATTCTTGAGTTTTTTTTCTTGCCATAAGCATTACTATATAATACACACATTTAAGTGTAAATTATATATGTGACTAAAAAAGATATCTTAGATAAACTTGCATTAAACCTTGATACGTACCAAGCGACATCCTGGCTTGGGAAAAAGAATAAAAACCTTAATGATAAAACTCCAGCAGAACTTATTTTTGATGACAAGCTTGAAGATGTTATTAAAGCGCTAGATTTAGAAATAAAAAAGACAAAAAGAAAATAACAGAGCTATTTAAGATAAAAAAGAACGCAATCTTGAGCATATAAAATTTAAATTATCATAGTCTATTCTATCAACATTAATAGATCCACCTTTTTCCCTAATAGAAACGCCAGTCTCTGATCCAACCGAAACAAGATCTTCAATAAAATCCCAGGAATACCTGTTTTTCAACCACCTCCAGTACATATCTTGAAGCTCTGGGTCGCATTCTACCAAAACATCTTGCTTTAAGAAACAGGAACTAAAAAGCGTAACATCCCTAAAACAATGAATAGAACTTGGTGGTTCCGACAAAGTGCAACTTATAATTACTGACATATAAATACATACACATGAATCCAAACTACATATGTAATCCCTCTGATAAAGTGGTTTTAATATTAAGTCAGTTCTGGACACCAATTAATATCACAACAGCCAAAGAAGGAATATTAAAATTATCATCCAGTTCACATGTAAAAGCTATTTCAAATGGCGGACAACCAATGAAATGGGAAGAATGGGTTGAATGTAATTATCTTTACGAAAATCAACCGTTTTTAAGAAGTGTTAATTTCTTGTTTCCTGTTCCGACCATTTTATTGACGTCAACAAAATGGTCTTACAGGTGTCACGAAGAGCCAAACATAGAATATTTATACAAAAGATTTAAAGGCGCTTGTCAAATATGTGGTGATAAATTCCCGATCAGTAAAATGTCTATTGAGCATATTTACCCTAAAAGCAAAGGCGGAAATAATAATTGGTACAACCTTACAATATCTTGCAAGCGATGCAATTCACAAAAAGGTAATATCTACCCTTATGCTAATCACGAAGGGCAAACGCTAAAGGCGTCAGCGCCTTTGCCCTATTTTCACACCTTTTCGAAAAGGAGAAAAGAGTGGAACCCTTTTCTGTTTAAAACTTAAACGCCATGCCAGTGTCGAGCTTAATAATGTAATACTTGCCTGGGAACGCATCGTCACTTTCACGTTCTCCTTTGGCTAATACTACGGCGATAGGTTTGCGATCACCTAGAAGAAAGACTGGCACATCATTAAACCCTATAAATTTTCCCGTGGAATTAAGGTCCCAAGTCAAGTAATCGCCAACATCTACTTCTGCATCAAATGCTGACGCAGTTAATGTGAAGATTCCAGCCGTTGCAATAGGAACCTCTTTATATGGCAAAACTGCACCTAATTCAGTGAGCTTTGTGTCGCGCCCTAAAAGAGGTTCCCCGTTTTCGTCATACTTTAATGTTTGCCTCAAGGTAATACCGATAGGCCTATTATTGGCTACATAAGGAGCCTGGACATACGAATTATAGAAAAACCCAACTCTTCCAATAGGCGAAGAGTGAACTTTAGGCGACCATCCACTAGCCGAACTGCCACTAGCCCAATATAAATTACGTTGAATCGATGGGTAAACCAAAACACCGTCATCATTATCCCCATTTAAAAATGGGTTTTCAATGCCGTTTTCGCCAGATGAACCGTAGCCCATAGTAAATTCGTTTATGACGTCTTTCTCGTCGTATTGTCTAAAAGGTAGTAATCTTTTTGCCATTTTTTTTCTTTTTTTAAATTGTTATTTATTAATACACCAATAATTTTCTTTTTTTTAAAAATTTTCATCATCAATGAAGTCGTATTCTTCATCATGTTCAATGCCAAATCTTTGACAATCGAGTTTTGCTAAAATTAACTCCTCTATTGTGAAATAGATCGCAAATTGCTCTTCTGTTCTTAATAAAGATGCATTCATTACATCCTGGTCTGCGGCCTTGTATGATTTTTTAACCTTTCCGCCCCGCACCATTTTCAGAAACATATTGACTCTCGCCATCGCCCATTGGCCACGGGTTTTCCCAGGCCTATGGCTAGAAGAAAATGCGCCAGCGCCACGACGATATATTTTTTTTAATTGAGAAAGGGTTACTTTTTTAGAATATTTTTTATTATGTTCTGCGACTTTTCGCTTTAACCCTTCAATCACTCTTTGGCTAAATTCTATATTAACACCTTTTTTGCCAGCAGATCCAGGTTTGTTCTTTTTAGAACCCTTTTTTCTTTCTGATTTTTTTGACGGCGTTTGTGCTGAAGATTTTGGCCCAGGTCGTTTCGCCGCTTCAGTCTTCTGCTTACATGGACAATCTTCGTTACAAGAGCAATCTTCTTCTTTATCATCATCATCTTCGACAATTTCTGCTGAAGCTAATGAAGGATTAAGCCCTAATAAATAATCTTGCTCCTCGAAAGTTTCTCCGTCCCATTCTTCTTCGCTGCCCTTAAGATAATCTGAAACTGATTTTTTAGATTCCCACATCTTGCAAGACCAATAACGAGCTTTTGTTTTGGGCCCAGGATTACTACAATTATGTCTTGCGCGGAAATTTTTCCTGCGATCTGGATCGTCACGCTTGATTTCCATCTTCGGGTCACCAAAACGCACTAATACTACGTTACCTTTTTCGTTTTTAACATAAACTCCAAATTTTTTAGTATTCCCTTTCGGTAAGCGGAAAGGTTTGTTTAAAGTTTTGTTTTCGTTTTTGCCTGATATGTTTTTGGAAAAATCAAGTTCCATGATAATAGTTTATACACGAAACTTTTCTCAAAAAATCAAAATTAATTCTTGATTAAGATAATTATCTATTATATAATAATATATTATGGCTTTATGGTATGACTCAGGAAAAGGTCTAGTAAAACTAGAAAAATCTTTCGCTAAAAAAAACTTAGGACTAGATGTTTATATTTGTTGCACTGGACCTTCTTTAAAAGAAGCAAAAAACCAAAATTTTCAAATTCCAGGTGTTTTTACAATTGGAATCAACACTTCCT